CAATAGTAGTATCACCCTCACTACCGATATTATCTACAATAAGATATCTTACTCCGTTTTCTGCGGGAGGTAACCCTGCATTTGGTCCTGTGACTAATGGGTTAATCACGCTGTCTACAGGATCCAATGTGTTTTGAGGCAGGGTATCTGGGTCAATATCATATATCAATAATCTATCATCTACTGGATCGGGAACTATTGTACCTACAATCTCAGTATCCATATACGGATTCTGTAACCATATCTGGCTGATACCAGGACGAATAGTTCCGTATACATTTAATAGACTTGACCAATATAAACTTGTATTAGGGTTAGGTGGCAAATCTAAATCTTCATTGCTTGGATAAAAATCTTGATTAGCTGGTAATAGTTGTAAACTATTGCCTATCAATAATAGTTTATATCCATATGGTGTAATCTTTTGTCTAGTACCTAATAACAAATCATCATTTTGTATATCATCTAGTGCTTTGCCAGAGAATATACTAGCAATAATTTTTTCAATAACACCCATCTTTTTAAGTTTAGCCGCATTGCTAATCCATATAGGCATATAGAATTTCCAACTTAATACATCAATGGGATTACCTGAACCTTGCGGAATAACACGACTACTAAATGTTAATCCATCTTGATAAACAACACTTAAACTAGTCCAATCAATAAAGTTATCAGTAGATTGAATTTCCAATGAAGGATTAAACAGTGTACCTAATTGTTCAATCAATTCTAATTTTTGATTATAATTGGTTGTCCATAAATCTACACTCATACGCAATGTATAGGGCACCGGCATTAATCTTTCAACAGTAAATGCTTGTCCTTGTACTGTTTCATAACTTTGTGTTTCGGCATTATAACTACGTTGACGAACTTGAATCTTATCAATAAATGTAGGGTCTTGCGTTCTCTTTTGGTCGTATTCTAAACCGGTAATATAATATGTAATTAATGGAGCACTTGGTAAATTACTTGCACTGTTGTTAGCAATGATAGTACTTGCTTGCCTACTTGAATCACCATACATAACTGGTACACGAACAAGTATTTCATTACCTGCAGGATCCTTACCTTTAGTAACATACCAGTTACTAAATATTTTTCCAAATTGAATTAGAAATCTGCGTACCTGATTATCATAGAAAAATTGTGCCATTTATTAAATTACCGGTGGTATTGGATCTGGGGCTATTGTTAAAATAGTTGACAAAGCCTGTTTCTGTGGTATTTCAGTACCATCAGTTGTTACTGTAACGTTGCTGTTATTTATGAAGCTAGATTGTTGTGACAAATCTTGTTCAGTGAATCCTGTTTGTGTTCTGACGTTTTTAGATATGCGAACCCATAATCTACCATCCCAACGATAGAGAATTTGGGGTAGATAATCTGTTCGTAAGAAATAATCACCTACTTGTGGATTCTGCGGGAAAGAAATACCTGCCCCAGTTGGGAATCCGTTTGGTGCTTCTCCTGTACCGTCTAAGTAACCAGTTGTGTAGCCAAAACTTCTTGGGCTACTACGTGCAATGAATTGGAATCTTGGATCAGAATCTGCACGATAGTCCATAGTATTTGGACCATATGGTTCTGTTCCAGTAAAGTTTGGTGCTACTGGATTCTGATCGGCAAACGCATATGTATTATCTGAAGTACCATATGGTCCTGTAATAGGCCCTGTAGGTAATGCAGTTAATACTATTTCACCTTCAACTGCACCTGAACCGTTACCAATTAATATTGGTGCAATAGTAGCAGTTTCTAAATTAATTTGACGTGCGGCCTGTAACGGGTCAACTAAAACATTTACTGACATATCCCATATACTTTGAATCGTTGATTTAGGTATACGTAATATAGGACTTGCGTTTTTGTAAGCAGGACTACGAACTATTGCAACAACACCTGTTGCAACAACAGGAGCACCATTATTATTAGCAACAACATTTATAGGGGGTGCGGGTTGATTATATTTACCTGATAATTCAGTATCACTCTCATAGACACCGTATGTAGGTACAATATATAAATTATTTCTATCGTAACCTGCTTTAGGAACTAATCTACTTGCTTCATCTAATATAGCATTATTGATTTGTAGATTCTTATTATATGTAGCAAGAATATCTTTAAGATTCTGATTAGGATCAAGTTCCCAATATACTGTATTAGGAGGTACAATACCAATTGGTACTTCTTGTTTAGATAGATAATTCTTATCACCGAATGTAATAGTATAACCGGCTGGATAAACTTTAGTAGCATCCCATAATCCAAGATAATTATCCTGATCAATTGGTTCAGATAATATCTGACTAAATTCTTCACTATCAACTAATGGTTCACATTTAATACGCCATAAATGCGGATACCATGTAGGACTAAATCCTTCACTAGCAAAGTTACCATCTGTTATTTGATAAAATCTTTTTAACGCTACTGGAATAGTTTCTTTTAATGGATTATAATCTAATAAGTGAGGTAATTCTAATACATCACCTACCATTAACTTACGACCAACTAAATCAATCATATCATTATAATGAATAGTAATAAAGATAATATCGTTATTTAAAAATAAACCAAATTGACTTAAATCAAAGTCTAAATTCTGTACATTATAATGTCCACGTAATCTATAAATATTAGGATCATATGTTCTATCTCTATTTTCTAAAAATAGTAAATCTTGTATATTAGTAGGATCTAATGCGTCATATTGAGGTTGTGTATAATCAATACTTGCACCCTGATCTGTAGGACCTAAGTATTTGTGAATATATAAATCTGTGGCACCAACAGTAAACATCTCTGATATTGTTCTATCAAAGAATCGATAATCGTTTGATTTTGTTGGGTGATATAATGATAATCTAGGCATATCTATTATTTATCTGTTCAGTTAATAGAGTTAAAAACGGGTCAATTCAAAGGTTGACATCAAATGGAACATCTGCTATAATACACAAATGCGCTATAAATTTAGGAGAACTTAATGGCAACACGTAAACCCTCAAGTAAAATCATTAAAGCTAGTGATTATTCACAGGTTAAGACACTTAACCCCCGGGACCCGGACACTGAATATTTAGGTCCTGAACCTATGTTTGCCGTTCAACCTGATGAAGATAGACGCCGAGTAGCACTTATGCGTAGTTTCACATGGTATGGTCGTTTCTATGGTAAGAAAGATGCTAAAGAATTCTTAGCACAATACTTAGACCTACGTGAACGCCCACAAGAGGCTAAAATTATGCGTAAGATTGATGAGAAAGAATGTATCAATACACTAGCCTGGTTAGCACGTATGGAATTACGTGGTCTAGAACTATCTGAAACGGAATCAGATACGCTACAAAATGAAATTAAACGATTGCTTGAGACTATTAACAAGCCTCAAGTAGTTGAAGCTATTGTGCCCGATGCTCCCACAAGACCTAACATTCAGGAAATCTTAAAAGACAAAGCACGTGAAGCCGCAGGCGAACTTGAAGGATTGTTTGATGAGTATATTACATCAGGTGCAGGGTCAAAACATACACTAAGACCAATCGATGAAGTTGCTAAAAAGAATGTAATGCCACAACATATCAGTTTGTTAACCGATGTGTGGAAAAAGAAACTGAATGAAATTGAAGAAGTATTAAAAGGTACTGATGCACAATTAGTGCAGGGTTATCAACACTTGACTAAAACACAATTGAAAAATATTGTAAAGTTTATTGAGTTAGTTATTAGTGATTTGAATAGTTACATTAGTGTTAAGAAAGCCGCAAAAGCTCCTAGGGCACGTAAGGCTGTACCAGTAGAGAAAATTGTAGCAAAACTTAAGTATCTTAAAACATTCAAAGATACTGCAAGTAAACTTGATTTAATGAGTATCAGTCCAATCAAGCTTCATGGCGCAAGTGAAGCATGGGTTTATGACACCGCAAAGCGCAAGTTACATCATTACGTTGCAGATGACTATAGCAAAACATTTACTGTTAAAGGTAGTACACTGTTAGGTTTTGATACAGCACAAAGCGAAGTGAAAACACTACGTAAACCGGCTGAGCAGATTAAAGAAGTTATGGGAAGCAAGCCCGCGGCACGTAAGTATTTTAAGGACATTAAAGCAGTTAGCACAACACCTAATGGTCGCTTTAATGATGCAATGATTATTTTGAAAGCATTTTAATGAGCGATATACAAGAACGTATGGAAGAGTTAATTAAGCCAATCGATAAGCAAATTTATATGTGTGATGATAGGCGTGAGTTGCTTATGTTTAATTGTGTTATGCTACAGCGTGTCCGAGAATTATTTGATGCGCTAGTAGGAGAAGAAGGCAGAAAACAAATGTTTAAGGATTTAGTATGAATATTGATTTGAACAAATATAAAGATTTTGTAGAAGCAGTAACTAGTAAACCTAGTAATGACTTAACTACATTTATGGACCGATGTGATGAACTTGACGGTAACTACATTGGTGATGGGGTACATGGTCCTGATATCAATGTCCCACTACTACTTACAGCTTGTTTAGGATTAGCGGCTGAAAGCGGTGAATTCATTGAAGTGTCCAAAAAGATATTTTTTCAGAGTAAACCATTGACAGAAGAAAATGTCTACCATATGAAGAGGGAGTTAGGAGATATCATGTGGTATTGGATTAATGCTTGTAGAGCATTGAATCTTGACCCAAATGATGTAATTAATGAGAATGTGTGTAAATTAGAAAGTCGCTATCCCGGTGGTAGTTTTGACGCACATTATAGTGAGAATCGTAAACCCGGCGATTTATGATTGTTAGTTGTTCCCTGATAAATACAATATCGGGAAACACATATGACAATATCAGCAACAGCAAATATCCTTTCTACTCCATCTGGTCTAACACTAGATGAATTGAAACAAGCATTATTCCAAAACGTTAGATATCGTCTAGGAGATGGTATCATTGACTTGGAACTAGATCCTCAACATTATGAAGCGGCATATAACTATGCTATCAAGGTCTATCGTCAAAGAGCGCAAAATGCTACAGCAGAATCCTATACTCTTTTCACAATAGAAAAAAATGTTGATACATATACTTTACCCCAAGAATTCATTAATGTCAGATGTTTATATCGTAGAACAGTTGGTTTAGAAACAGGACCAGGTTCTAGTAGTTTTGACCCGTTCAGTTCAGCTATTCTAAACACATATTTGCTAAACTATAACTATGCTGGTGGTATGGCAACATATGACTTCTATGCTGGTTATGTTGAATTAGCCGCACGTATGTTTGGTGGATATGTAGTTTATACATTTGATCCAGTTACCAAAGTATTACGTATTGTTCGTGACCCAAAAGGTTCCGGCGAACGTGTATTAATTTGGGCAGATGTACAAAGAACACAAGAAGTATTATTACAAGATCCGGGAGCTGGTGTTTGGATTGGTGATTGGGTCTATGCTATATTAAAAGGTATAATTGGTGAAGCACGTGAAAAGTTTGCTAGTATCGCAGGTCCAGGCGGCGGCACAAGTTTGAATGGTGCGGCAATGAAAGCTGAATCTAAACAATTACAACAAGAACTTATTGAAGAACTAAAACGTTATGTAGATTACAGTCAACCATTGACTTGGGTACAGGGCTAAATGAGAGCAACAGAGTTCATTGTTGAAGGTGTGACGGAAGGCAAATTAAATGAGATCCGTGACCAACTTTGGACCTGGGTTCAGTCTAAATTTCCAAGAACACAATGGCCTGAATATGTGCAACGAGATTTTTTATATCAACAAGCAAAGGGCATTCGTAATCAAACCGAGTTAGATGATTTTCTAAAAAGAAACAGAAATGATTTTGGTAAAGTGCAATGGCGTTTAGAAAAACTACCAATAACCATGGATATCTTTACTCCTAAAACGCAAAGAATGATTTTAAGTCGTGAAGGTGGTAGTTCTAATCCTTTTCAAGTGCCGCGTGACGCTGAAAGACACTCACAACAATTAAAAATGATTCAACAAAAAGGCGTGAGTGAAGAACCTATTATCGTTGCTAAATTATCAAACGGTTATGATTTGATTGAAGGTTGGCACAGAACTATTCAACATTTGAAGGAATTCCCTCAAGGATACACCGCACCTGCTTGGGTAGGTTATGGGGCAACTTATACAAGCGAAAGTGTAGAGCAAGCTGTGGCGGAAGGTGTCTCAAACAGTATGTCTACTGATGATATGATTGCATATCTAAGACAGCACCACGATACTAATCTACACCAAGATTATCTCAATCACGTAAACACATTCAGTAAGTTTGTTTTAAAAGATATCCCAACAAATACACTTAAAACAGATTTACCGGGTTTAGACAGAGAAAAAGTTGAACGATATAAAAAGATGGATCAGAGTAAGGCACCTCCTATTGTATTGGGTGGCAAATATATTTTAGATGGCTATCACAGAGCCAACGCAGTTAAGGAACTGGGCATTCCTACTATCAAAGCCTACGTTGGGGTGCAAGGTGTGACGGAGGGTAATTTTGATTCTTTCAAATTTGGTAAGCCGATTACCTTTACTGCCTACCATTCTTCCGATTCAAAAATAAAAAGAATTCTCCCAACAGACGAATTTTATTTCAGTGATGATAGATACACATGGGAAGGTAACTATCTTTACAAAATAAAGATAACTTTGAAAAATCCCTATGTTGTGCTAGATCAGAAAGCAGGATATGAAGGTCATGCTAGCGACTCTCTTCCAAAGATAAAGGCAGCTGGGTATGACGGGGTTATATATACCCCGTATTCCGTTGATTATGGGTTTAGACAAGGCGTTTGTTTTTATCCACAACAGCAAATATCTAACATCAAGTTAGTTAACTCTGATAGTGGTGAATAATATAATTAAAGATAACCTAAACTCTTTACTTTACAACTATCCTGTAGTACAATATATATTACAGGAGTTACCATATGATTATTGGCGTTACAGGATTGATTGGGTCAGGTAAAGATACGATTGCTGACTATCTTACTACATTTCACGGATTTAAACGATTGAGTTATGCGGCTTCATTGAAAGACGCAGTAGCCGCAGTATTTGGTTGGAATAGAGAATACTTAGAAGGTTCTACTAAAACTAGTAGAGCTTGGCGAGAGCAACGTGATGAATGGTGGAGTGAACGACTAGGTATGAATATTACCCCTCGTTGGGTATTACAATACTGGGGTACAGAAGTATGCCGTAACAACTTTCACACTGATATTTGGGTAGCAAGTGTAGAGAATAAGCTACGCCAAACTGATGAAAACATTGTGATTACAGATTGTCGTTTTGTTAATGAAGTTAATTCTATCAAAAGTGTAGGTGGTATTACGATGCGTGTTAACAGGGGTGAACGTCCTGTTTGGTACAGTGCCGCAGTTGATTACAATAACGAACCTGAGGGTAGTGAACAAAGATTAAAAGCTATGGTAGAGTTAGGTAAATATGCA